AATAATTGGAGTAGTCATTTGAATAATATTTGTGGGCACATAAATTTCCTTATGAACATATTTGAGCGATGCTTTCTGAGCAGGATCAATGCGCTCACCCTTAAAATTCTCAAATGGTGCTAACTTAGCAGGAGCAGTTGTGACAGGCCACAATTTGCCGAAAAATGGACTCTCTTCCAATTTTGTCTTTGTAGGCATGCGCGGCTGTCTCTTCTTACTTAAAGCATTGAAGCCCTCAATTTCAACATTAAAATCACAATCAATATCCTCGATAATTAAGGGACAATCTTCATTCAAAGCTTCCAAAGCTTCAATAACGTCCTCCCGGTGTAGTGATACAGCCAAACAGCTCTTAGATAAAATCAAACTGTTGCCTGATCCAGCCACATGAAATCCAAGTATGCTAGGTCGACCAAAGCGAGCATCACAAGAGATAATTGGTGCACCACAATCGCCAACTGAAGTAGGAGCAGAATAAGTTATCTGTCGGGAAATATAATCTCTCACACCGTCCGAATACGTACAACTATCACCTATTTTCGCATTAATATTCATAACCTGAAGCAATTCATTCCTCAATACTGGTAGAAGAGATTCGAAGGTATAACCATCTATAAATTTATTCTTGAGAGGGAAACTCTCAACAATGGTGGCATGCTCCCTACATGTCCCTTTTGGCAACTTGACGAAAATCCAATCCTCCTTATTTGAAGGCTCGACAGTAGTAACCCTGTCGGACCAATCAAATTCGAAGCACACATTTTTAGTCAATGGGTTACAAAATGTAATCATGAGCGTTTGATCTTCAGGCATCTCATCCAAAAGCTGGTCAAATCTGACAGCGAAATGATATGGCACAACAAAAGTTGTACCTCCAACAAACATAGCAAACCCTTTCTGGTGACCATCATCATTGAGGGTTAATGCATATATATTACGGCGTATCAACTTCATCATAAAATCGTGATTAGGAAAAGAGACTGGATTGACTGCAACTTGATTGATATAATCAGGATGCAAACCAGCTTTCATTTGTTGCCTGGTCAAAACCCTATCCTTTCCTTTCCTACTCGATCCCTTACCTCTCATGCGAGAACTACCCGATTTGGAATTCTCGTCTTTCCTTGGTACAACACGAGAGTGCCCCTTCCTAACGGACTGGCGCAAATCCCTAACTTCTTTCTTCGCTTTATCGTAATTAGCATACATAAGTGAACCTTTCCAGGTATCCAGGATCAATGCTGAAACACCTAAACCAAACGCACAGGCAATAGCATTATCACTAAGAAATTGGAAGAACCTTCTAGTTCCATCGCTCACATTAAGTTTGAATTTGTTAAACAAATCATCTGCATGTGAACACGTTAACTTCACCGCTTCATTCAAAGAAGAAGCACACTGCTTTATTACTTTCTTATGAAGAGGATCAAGTCCATCGCTAATATCATCTAGGCCCTTCAATATCGATGATTTCGACTTATCATCATCCCCTATCTGAGGAGTATATTTTGTTTTTATATATCTATGAAATTGTAGCATATTGTCACCCTTATGGTGTAATTCAACATACTTGGCGGCGCACATATTTACAAACTCATCAAAATTCCATGTTTGACCTCCAGCTTTTTCGCATCCCCTAGTAAAATCCCACTCAATAAATTCTATTGCATCACAAACAGCAAATGTTTCGGGATCTTCAGGATCGAAGGGATATCTCTTCCTTAGCTTGTTTATATCTAACTTCCTGACATGGGGACTCTCGGCGTTCTCATCAACACAGAATTGCAATTTAGGAACTTGAATCACGGCAATATCGAAACGTCTAATAACAGCTTCGTTAGATACTATAGAATCAAAATGAAGCTTAAAACGATTTGTGGTACCATAAATCAACTTAGGAATCGCATAATGCTTGGACTTATCAACAATGGACGAGAAATGAAGATGAGCTGGAGCTGTATTTTTCAATCTAATCCATTCAAAAGCATCAGGATTGGGTGCTCCAGCAGTGTCTCTTCTTTGTCCAAAATCATCATAAACGATAATCTTTTGCTTATTCTTGTAACCATCCCAAAACTCATTTTCATTTGCGCGATAGAAAATAAGCTCATTGTGATTTTCCATAAAAGTTTTTAAATCATCACCTTTAAGCACCTTGGCCATGAGAGCTAACAAAACTGGCATAGTGAATGTGGATTTACCTACACCAGAAGGACCACATATCATCATGGTCAGAGGTTCGCTCCTAGGGCCATTGTTTGGATTGATGTTGGCGTCACAGTATGAAAGAATTGGTCTAAGACAAGACAACAAATAAGAACACTGATCTCTAACTTTCGATTCTTGTGCTGACCTCATAATAAGCTCAACATCCTCTCTTAAGACATAAGCACATTGGGCAAACTCATAATCACTGACAATACCATTTGCCATTTCTCGTCGAAGTTTGTACAAGGTAGCATAACATCTATCAACAGGATCAGTGCTGCTCAAAAACAACGGAATGTCAGTGCCGATTGCATTATTAATAGCAGCGACAATAGTCCTATAAATATCAGTAACAATTTCCGTTAAACTCGCCAAGTCTTTCTTTGTGGAGCCTATTTTGGTAAACAAAGATACTAATTTCAAAAATTCTCCCTCGGCTAGATACTTAGTGAAAATATCTTTATACAATAACAAGGAAATAGT